TAAAAGCTAGAAACCCCCAGTTTGGAGATTGGCTGGGGGTTTCTTCTTTTGTATAGTAAAGACATGACAGTCTCCAAATATGAACAAATTGATGGCGATGTTTTGATTTATTCAAACAGCCCAAAGACTCCCAGCGGTTATGGGAGGCAGACAGCCCAGCTAGTCGAAAAGATGAAGAGGCATGGCATCAATGTTGCTGTCTCATGCAACTTTGGTCAGCAGGGTGATTTCGGTATTTACAAAACCAAATGGGGAGATGTGACTCTCTACCCTCAGGGATATGTTGGCTATTCGCAGGAGATGATTGCCCCTAACTTCCAACATTTCACCAGAGACTCTGACAGACCAGGAATGGTGTTGACACTCTTTGACACCTGGATTTTGAATGACCAAAAAGATTTGGAAAATCTAAACATCCACTCATGGACTCCTGTTGATCACACATTCCTAGCTGAAGGTGTCAGGCAGTGGTTGGCTAAGAAAAATGTCAAACCAATTGCCATGAGTCCCGATGGTCAACAGCAAATGAAACAGATGGAGATTGAGGCTCCCTATATACCTCACACAATTGACCAGACAATCTATAAACCAGGGCAGAAGATTGATGGAATGACTGGCAGGGAATGGCTAAAGATTCCAGAGGATGGCTATATCTTTGGAATGGTCAGCGCAAACAAAGCAAACAAATACATCCACAGAAAAGCATTTGCTGAGGCAATCATGGCATTCAGCTTCCATGTCAAACAAAATCCAAACTCCTATCTCTACATCCACTCTGAGTGGTCAAATGTGACTGGAGGTTTTGACCTGATGAGATTGCTGAAGATTCATGGGGTTCCCCTGGATAATGTTCGATTCCCAGACAATCTCCGATTTAGATATGGATTCAGCGATGCAGAGATGGCAGCAATCTATGAGGGCATGGATTGTCTGTTTGCCCCTAGCTATGGAGAGGGTTTCATGGTGCCACTGATTGAGGCACAGAGCCTGGGCTGTCGGGTTATCACTGTGAACTATACAGCCCCTAAAGATTTGGTTGGAGAGGATTCAATCAAGGTTGATGGACAGCCTCTGTGGGATGAGATTCTTGGAAGCTTTTTCATGATTCCAAGCATTGCTCAACTGACTCAGGCACTGAATGACATGGCTAAGACATCAGGCAGGTCAAAAGCAAACATGAAATTTGCAAAACAGTTCAACATTGAGACTGTCTGGAGAGATAGTTGGATGCCCTATTTCAAGCAACATCTCTCAGGGTAGAATGTAGCTGAGGAGTTTTTATGGCAATCACCAACGGATATATTACTTTGAGTCTTTTGAAATCGGCTCTATCTATCAATGATGATCAGGATGATGAGTTTCTGGAACTGGCAATCAATAGCGCTTCCCGACAGATTGACCAGATGTGTGAGAGGCAATTCTTTAGCACCACAGAGACCAGGATTTTCACACCCAGAGACCCTCTGATTTGCGAGATTGATGACCTCACCAGCTTGACCACTCTCAAAACATCAACCGATGCCGATGGGGTATTTGATGAAACCTGGGCGGCTGATGATTACCAGCTCGAACCTCTCAATTCATTGGCTGGAGGTATCCCAACACCATTCACTCAGATTAGAGCTGTTGATGATTACTTGTTCCCAGTCGATAAGGGAGAGGCAACAGTCCAGGTCACTGGAACATTTGGATTCACCCCAGTCCCAGATCAGATTCAACAGGCTTGCTTGATTCTGTCAGCCAGATTGCAAGAGAGAAGATTCAGCCCTCTAGGTGTTGCAGGATTCAACGACATTGGAGCTGTCACACTCAAAAATTATGATGCCGATGTTCTGACCCTAATCTCACCATTCAAGAGAATTAGGTTTGCCTAATGACCATTACCGCAATCAGAGATGGGCTAGAGGCTAACCTTGAAACCATTAGCGGTCTAAGGGGTTACTCAGAGATTCCAGAGAATCCCAGCATCCCTGCCGCTGTGGTGACCCTGGACACAATCGAATATGACCAGGCATTTCAAAAGGGTTTGGTTCTGTATAACTTCAGCATCTCCGTCATAGTGGGAAGATTCAATGCTCGCTCAACTCAACAGAAGCTGAATGACTATGCAGACAACACTGGAAGCGATTCAATCAAAACAGCTATTGAGAGTGACAAATCTCTTGGAGGGTCAGCCTTTGATGTGGTTGTTACCTCAATGACTGGCATTAGTAATATAGACTTGAATGACGGAAACAATTACATAGGCATGGATTTTTCTGTGACTGTTTACGCTAACTAGAGGAGAAAAAATTGGCAAAGTTTGTAACCACAGACTACTCATTCACATTGGACAGCAATGACCTAAGCGCATCTGCTGCCGCAATCACTCTTGAGATTACTGTCGAGGAGCAGGAGACCACATCATTTGGAAACTCCAGCAGAACTCGCATCGGTGGTCTGAGAGATGCATCATTGTCCATCGATTTTCACCAGGATTTCGGCAGCGGTGGCATCGATAGCATCCTGGAACCACTCCTGGGCAGTGTTGTTCCATTTGAAATCAAACCAACATCAGATGCTGTTTCAGCCACAAACCCAAGCTATTCAGGCTCAGTGCTAGTCACTAGCTATTCGCCTTTTGCAAATAGTGTGGGAGACCTGGCGAGCTTCAGTGTGACCCTGCCTGTAAGTGGGGATGTCACTCGAGGCACCGCAGCAGCGTAAGGATAAAAAATGCAAATCAATCTCCACATAACATTCACAGATGAAACTGAAAAAGACATTCAGGCTATCGCAGCAGACTTAGTTGCTTTTGAAACTAAGTTTGATCTGAGCATTGCTAGGTTGCAGAAGGATGTGAAACTCACACACCTTCTCTACCTGGCACACTCAGCTGAGAAGCGAACCAAATCAACTGATTTGGAATTCGAGGCATGGACTGAAACTGTCGCAGCTATCGAGGCATTAGACCCAAAAAAATAGTTGGGTTGGGTGACCAGTCCCAACATTGGTATGTTGCTTGGATTGCATGCGAAACAGGAATCAGCCCCAACGAACTCCTCAGGCTGGAACCCAGAATGCTTTGGACTCTTGGTAGGTATTTGACCTGGAAGAGTCAGCAGATGGAAAACTCTAGGCGTAAAAGATAGCCCCCTCCCCAGGAGGGGGTTTTTCCTTTCAGGGGTAAACTAGAGATGTAGAGGAGAGCCATGTTCACTATTGCCAAAAATGTTGAGGTTGAGGGATTGAAGGAAACAATCCGCCAGGTCAACAAAGTGGACAAATTAGCAGTCAAAGCTCTAAGAGATGAAATCAAAACAGCCCTGATCCCAACAGCTAAGAGCATCGCCTCAAAGATTCCAACCAGAGCGCCCCTATCAGGATTCAACAGAGGTCGATTGCGCTGGACTGGAGCGAGAGGCGCAGTATCATTCACACCTGCCACCATCAGGAGAGGCAAAGATGTCCATCCCCTGGTGAGCATCACTATGACAGGTAAAGGTAAGGGCAAAGCTTTTGACTTCATTGAGGTGGTTGGTTCTGACAAACTGGCGCAGAGATCATCACCCAGAACCAAACCAGCTGAGCGCTATGGTCAGCGATACACCAGACCAAACCCAAAGAGCCGCTCACAAGAGTTCCAGGCAAACCTCAATGAGAGAGCGCCCTGGAGATATTCAGCTGGTCGCTATGGATTTGGTTACTTCCTAAGAGAGAAAAAAGACATCCAAAAGATTTCCTCAAACATCTTAGAGAGGCACCAAAAGAAACTGACTAAATTAGCTGAGAAGGCTGTCTGATGGCAATTCGTTATCCCATAGTTTTCAAGACCGACACAAAGGGTCTTGACAAAGCTGATGGCGCTCTAAAAAAATTCTCTAAGGTTGCAGCCGCAGCCTCAGCTGCCACAGTCGCAGCAGTCGGCACAATAGCTGTTCAGTCTGTCAAAGCTTTTGCTGATTTTGATTCTGCCCTGAATAAGTCTCTGGCTATCATGGGCGATGTCTCTGGCGCTATGGAAAAAGAGATGTCGGAGGCTGCCAGGGAAGTTGCCAAAAACACCACCTTTAGCGCAGAGCAAGCAGCAGAGTCATTTTTCTTCCTGGCATCAGCAGGTTTGGATGCTGAGCAATCTGTCGCCGCTATGCCTCAGGTTGCAGCATTTGCCCAGGCTGGAATGTTCGACATGGCAACAGCCACTGACCTGGCAACAGATGCTCAAAGCGCATTGGGTCTGGCATCAGATGATGCAACTCAAAACCTGGAAAACCTCACCAGGGTCACAGATGTATTTGTAAAGGCAAACACTCTAGCCAATACCTCAGTGGAACAGCTTGCAACAGCCTTCACCACAAAGGCAGGTAATGCCCTCAAGACAGTCGGCAAAGATGTTGAGGAAGGTGCAGCCGCCCTGGCTGTATTCGCCGACCAGGGTATCAAGGGAGAGAGAGCTGGAACCCTCCTAACAAACACCATCTTTGGTCTGACAGACATCATGAAAAAGGCACCTGCTGAGGCAGAGGCTCTGGGCATTGAGGTATTCAACGCAGCTGGAGAAATGAACAGCTTTGCTGACATTTCAGGAGACCTCACTGAAGCTCTAAGCTCGATGACCAAAGAGCAGCAGATCGCGACTCTGGACAGCCTGGGATTCACTAAGCAAGCTCGAGAGGGAACCCTGGCTCTATTGGGTCAGGAAGAGCAACTCAAAACCTATGAGGAGGAGCTGAGGAATGCTGGAGGCACAGCTGAAGAGGTTGCCCAAAACCAGCTAGACACTCTCAATGCTCAATTTGGTTTGCTAAAGGATTCTGTCACCGATGCAGGAATTGAAATCGGAGGGGTCTTAGCACCTCACATTCAGACTGTTGTTGAGGCAATCATTCCCCTGGTTCAAGACCTCACACCAAAACTAGGCGATGCACTTAGAAACATTGAAACAAATGCCCAGAATGCATCTAGCAGACTTGAGGGAATTGTTTCAGTATTCCAGGGCATCGGTGAGCATGGCGATGTAGGAGACCAAATCAGCTTTGTCTCTGATCAGTTTGGCTTGTTGGGTGACAATATTGTCGAGAATCTTGGAGATGCCTTTGTCAAGTTCATGCAATTTAGGCAACAGCTAACTCAAGCAATCCTGGATGCACTACCTGGCATAATCGATGGTGTTCTGACATTCATCCCTCAGTTCATTACCTTCATGGCAGATGAGGTTCTGCCGATGATATTCAACCAGTTGACAGGCATCATTGATCAGCTGATTGAGATTTTCCAAAAGACATTCCCCCAGATTGTTTTTGCCCTAACTCAAATCATCCCCCAGCTGGTTCAGGTAATCACCGACCTGGTTCCAAAGATTGTGTCAACACTTATTGAGTTGGTTCCGCAGTTGCTTGAGGGTGCATTGCAATTCTTTGAGGGCATCATGAATGCATTGCAACTGATGGCTCCAAAGATTATTGGAATGATTACAGAGCTAATCCCTGAGTTGATTCAGATGATTGTGGACATGTTGCCTCAGATGGTTGAGGGAGCGCTGGCACTGTTCCAGGGAATCATTGATGCATTCCTGGAGAGTTTCACATTACTGATTGACACATTCATTGAGGTATTCCCAGACATTCTCAGCGCAATCATTGACTCATTGCCTAAGTTGATTGAGGCAGGTCTTGAATTATTCTTTGGAATTGTTGAGGCTCTGGTTGAGACTGTCCCAGAAATCCTTGATGCAATTATCGAGATGATTCCTGAGATAACAACTCAGCTGGTGGACATGTTGCCTGACATCATCGAGGCTGGCATGGATTTATTCTTTGGGATTATCGATGGTCTGATTGAGGCAACTCCAGACATCCTTGAGGCTGTCATTGAGATGATTCCAAAAGTCACAGGCGCTCTGTTGGGTGAACTGCCAAAACTTATTGAGGCTGGTTTCCAAATCTTGCAAGGAATCGCTGAAGGTATTTTGGAAAACCTTCCCAGAGTTGCATCGAACCTTGCAAGCTCTATTGGTTCAGCCATCACAAACCAGGTCAAGAATTGGTTTGGTATTTCATCACCATCGAAGGTATTTATGGGAATCGGTGAGGAGCTGGTTGCTGGACTTGAAAAGGGAATCAACGATTCAAAGGGATTGGCTGTTGATGCCTCACTAAACATGGCAAGCAATGTTGCCCTGGCTACTGAGTCGGCATTTGCCACAGTTCCAACCGCCTCGACTGTTGACCAATTTGGTGAGCCTTCTGGATTTGCTGGCAGAAACACTGGAGCCAATGTGAACATCACAATCAATGCTGGCGCTGGCACTGATCCTGTTGCTGTGGGTCGCTCTGTGGTTGATGCAATCAAGCGCTATGAGTCTGTGAATGGAAAGGTCTTTGCCACAGCATGACAGTCAAGGTTGAATTAGGATTTACAGCTGATGGGCAGGGCGCTCCCTTCCTAACACTGGATGACCCTACTCTTGGAAAGCTTGATGATCCTCAGGTTTTTCTTGGAGGTGGTGAGGTTTTTGTTGATGTCACAGAATTTTTTGAAGCATATTCAGTGACCAGAGGAAAATCTAGGGAGCTTGAAAGATACCAGGCTGGACAGGCATCGGTGAGATTTGAAAACTCCACCAGGGTATTTGACCCCACCTTTGAAGCCTCTCCGTATTTTGGGCAGATAGTTCCAAAGAGGAAAGTCAGGCTGACAAATAATGATGTCATTCAGTATGAGGGAACCATCGAGGATTGGAACATTGAGTTTGCTCCTGGAGGAAAGTCCATTGCTGTTGCCCAGGCTTTTGATGCATTCGCATTTTTGGCAGGTGTTACTTTTGAGGATACATTTGCAGAACAGGAAACAGCTGCCAGAATCAATGCTGTCTTGGACACAATTGGCTGGTCAGCAGACAGGCGAGACATTGCCTTCACAGGCGCTGAGCTGGAATCTCAGACAGTTGAAGCTGGCACTGAGGTTTTGCCATATCTGCAAACAGTGGCTCGCTCAGAGCCAGGAGAGCTGTTCATTTCAAAGGCTGGCGATGTCAAGCTGGTTGGAAGGAATGCTGCATTCACCTCTGATGGATTGGTTTTCAGTGATGATGGAGCTGATATTCCGTATAAAACTATTGCTGCAATCTTTGGCTCAGAGCTTCTCTATAACAAAGTAACTGTCACCAGTGGAGCTGGAACAGCAATTTCAGAGAACACCACTTCTCAGCAAATTTATGGAGAGAGAGACTTGGAGGAAGCGACATTCCTCAGTGATGTGGCTCAGCTGGAACAGCTTGGAGATTACCTGGTCTCGAGATATGCAAACCCAGAATTTAGGTTTGAGCAGATAACTGTTGATCTCAAAAATATTGAAGCTCAACAGAAGTCAGACCTCCTGAATTTGGAACTTGGGGAAGTGGTGAAAGTTGAGTTCACACCTAGCGATATTCCTCCAGCCATTGAGAGGTTTGGAAAAATCATTGGTCTGAATCAGAACATCAATAATGATGCTGAGGAAGTTGTTCTCAGACTCGAAACCACAGAAGGTGGATTGTTTGTTTTGGGAGATACTATATTTGGTAAGCTAGACGCAGGAAATCTATTGGGATGGTAATTCATGGGATTCAAAGACTTCACAGCTGGTGAGGTTCTCACAGCTTCAGATGTTGACAATTTTCTCATGCGGCAGACAGTCATGGTGTTCGATGACTCAGCCGCTAGAGGATCAGCACTGGGAACATTAGTGACAGAGGGCATGGTGACCTATCGAAAAGATGTAGACCTTTTAGAGTTCAATAATGGGACAGAGTTCAGGGCAATCAATGAGCCACAGATTAGCCCCCTACTACTTTTGGGAGTGTAAGGATGCCAACTAACTATAAAATTTTGGGGCAGTCAGCTCCTGCCAATACAAGCAATGCTGACCTGTATGCTGTCCCAGCAGACACAGAAACAATTGTGTCCACAATAACCATTGCAAACACATCAGCAACAGCTGCCACTTTCAGAATCTTTGTGAGGGATGGAGGAGCAGCGGCAGCGACAGGCAATGCGATTGCTTATGATGCAGCCATTGCAGCGAATTCCCAGGTGGCATTCACACTGGGATTGACACTATCTGCAACTGATACAATTACAGTGCAAACAGACAGTGCAAATTCTGTGACATTTCAAGCATTCGGAAGCGAGATAAGTTAATGGGCATTTCAGTATTTCCAACAGGTGGGGGAGAATTTGTAATCAATGACTTTGTTATTGATATGAATGACACCACAAACAATGTTGCTGAGCTTGCATCCTCAAAGGAAGCTGGCTCATATACAGTCACCCTTGCCTCTGGGGACACATCTTTTGATATTTATGCTCTTGATTCTGATGGCAATTCGGTTGGATATACAAACGATGCCAGTCTGGTTTGCTCAAGCGATTTCACCACAGTAGTGGTTTTAGGTGTTGCATCATCTGAGGTTTTGACCTTTAGCTTTGCAGGAGGAGTTAGCAATGCCGCAACTGAGGGCGATGCCCCAGGAGCAGGAGCTTATCTAGAAAGCATTAGTCCATCAGACCTCCCTGCCATTGATGACACAGCTAATGTCATTGGAGGAAACTTTGCCACAGATGTTGAGATTTATTTTGAATCAGGCACTGTTTCAACTGAAGCTAAGAATGTGGTCAGGTCAGATAGCACTGCTCTGGTAGTCACTAGACCAGATGCTCTTGATCCAGCATTAGACCCCTGGGATGTGAAGGCAATCAATCCAGGTGTTACTCCCCCAACTGGTTCCAATGCCCACATCCTGTCTGGCACTGTTGATGCTGGAGCTGTCCCAGTATTCTCAACCACTTCACCACTACCACTGGGAACAGCTCTTCAGGCTTATGCTGCAACAGTAGTTGCAACGGATGCAGATGGCGATGTCACTTATTCTGTGACAGCTGGAAGCCTGCCAACTGGGTTGAGCTTGAATGGTGCAACAGGAGTCATTAGTGGAACACCATCCACTGGAAGTGAGACATTCACTGTCCAGGCTTTGGATGATGGTGGCAACAGCAACACAAGAGAATTCGATCTCCCAGTGGCTTTGGCAACTGGTGGGGATATTTCTCTTGAGGGGAACTTCATTGTTCACACCTTTGATGCATCCTCAGACTTTACTCCTCTAACCACAATCACAGATGCTGAATATATTATTCTTGCTGGCGGCGGTGGAGGAGGGAACTCCTTTGGTGGCGGCGGCGGCGGTGGAGGACTTCTGTCCTCAATCACAGGCTTTGCTAGTGGTTCTGCAACAACTGCACTTGCACCTGTAACAGTAAACGCTCAGACCCACACTGTGACAGTCGGGGCTGGTGGAGCTGCTGGAGCTGACGGAAGTGACAGTTCACTTGGAGCCATTGGGACTGCCATCGGTGGTGGTGAAGGTGGAAACCGAAATCACAGCGCTCCCGATGCCGACGGTGGTTCAGGTGGTGGAGCTGGTGACAATACTGGAAACTTCAACACTGGTGGAAGTGGAACAACAGGGCAAGGATTTTCAGGTGGAAATTCTGGCGGCGGCAATGTTGATGGTGGAGCTGGTGGTGGAGGAACATCTTCAGCAGGTCAGGAAACAAATGGCAACGCTCAAGGTGGAGACGGGACTTCTAACTTCCTAGATGAAAGAGGCTGGGGAGCTGGCGGTGGTGGTGGATTCAATGGAAACACTACCAGGAATGGTGGCGGTTCTGATGGTAATGACCAAACGACCTACGCAGGAAATGCCTCGACTGGAGGAAATTCAGGTGTTGCCAACTTTGGTGGTGGCGGAGGCGGTGCCACTAATGGAAACGCTGGAGCTGGTGGCTCAGGTAAAATTGTGATTAGGTATGTCTAAGGAAGAGGAGCAAGCGGTGAGTCACTGGGCTGAAATCGATGAAAATAATATTGTTCTAAGAGTTTTAGTAGTTGATGAAAATCTCCACAATGAGGGGTTAGATTGGCTCAATGAAAGGCTAGGCGGCACATGGGTTCAGACTTCATATAACACTCAGGGCGGTGTTCACTTGGAGGGTGGAGAGCCATTAAGAAAAAATTATGCCTCAGTGGGGTTCACTTATGATGAGGAGAGGGATGCATTCATCCCACCTCAGCCATTTGACTCATGGACTTTGAATGAGGAAACATGCCTTTGGGAAGCTCCAACACCCAGAACCCAAGATGACACAATTTGGGATGAGGAAACTTTGAGCTGGGTTGAGATTTAGTTCAAACAAAGCTAACCTGAATGGATGAAAATAAAATTTATCCCATTCATTCAGTCCAAAGATAATCAACTTCTGGAGCCAATTCCAAGCCTGAAAAATCTTCCTGGTTGGTATAAGGCAAAAAGCCCATTCACCGATGGTCAAAGCAAACCTGAAGCATTTGCAGATTCAACTAAAAACATAACTGTCAAATGGTGCAATCCCTTTGGCGATGCTTTAGGTTCTGGCTATTTCATTCTGCTAGAAAATGATGTCCAAGTGAAGCAGGTCAATGGGACTCAAGAATTTGTTTGGTTTAGAGGTTGCGGGGCAAAGAGAGAGG